CCTACACCACTTATTGTTATTCCATTTACATTATCAGTAAATGCTCTTGAATAAAAATGTGCATCGGTTCTACCATTCCAATCTTCATCGTGATATATCCAACAACTCAATACATAAGTTTCACCGGGTATAACCTCAAAGTCCATTTGATATTCAACATCTTTAGTTCCACCTTCTCCCCCAGCTGGGGAAGTTAATAAACACCACTTACTATGACCTGGATTAGGAAATTCAACTACTTCATTTTTTGGATTACTATCGGTTTCTTGAACAACACCGTTACCCGAATTAAAATGACCATTAGTTGCCAAATTATCTGATGCTGCCGCGGTAATAGTTTCTACTACTGGAGTATAAGTTGATATAGTTTCGGGAGATTCTTCATAATCGATAACAAAGGCATCTCGTATAATAAGAGTCCCACCTTTCATTAATTCATTTAATGATACTTCTTGTCCACCATTAAGAACCCAATTTACTGTAGCAGATTTTCCAGTATCATCAAATGTTAGTGGGGCTTCACCATTTACATCTGCTTGACATAAACACGTATATCCTAATAATCTAAATCGTTCATTCGCATCAGCATCATTTATTGCTGGATTTGGTCTCAGTCTTATTTCAGTTCGAGATGGTGATATTTCTTGTAACCAAAATTTGTCATTTTCTGCGGTAAGTTCTATTTTCTCTTGGGTATCTGGATCTATTACAGGTTTACTCACCGAACCTGCGTAAAGCTTACCATCTGTATCTAATGTAAATTCTCCATCCCAAATAGTTTTATCTTTTTTGACAAATTTAGGTATACTACTGCCACCTATTTCTCTTAAAAAATTAAATACTATTTTATATGTACCACGTTCATATCCCATACTCCTCACATATTGACCTATATCTAAGCTCTCTGGTAATGGGATTCTTATTGTCGCACTTGATAAATAATTATCATCTGTGTCATAAAGACAAACTTCAATTATGTCTGTTGTAAGAGAACCAAATGGAGCAACAGGATCACCTTCATTTAAAGAATTAGCTAATTGCACAAGAGGCAATTCTGTATCTTTTATTCTCGATAATTTTCCTGTTTTTGGATCTATTGTTAGTTGTTTTTTAGGCATTAAAATTCCGTAAATTCTCTATCTAATATTTTATTAAGTTCTTCATTTTCTTCATAATCAAAATATCCATCTTCATACTCAATAGTATGAAAATCACCGTTCACATAGCTTGTTCCATCAGTTCCTTGTCCCGGAATTATTCGTTCAAATAAAAGAATATTTCCAGAAACTGGATCTCTTAAAGTTCCATCTGATATATCTCCAGATTGGATTCTACCCTGAACCATCTCTGAATATTTAGCCTCATCTTCCCTTGTAAGTACTTGATAATATTCGTTATTTTTTAACTCGTCTTTTGAATATGGCATTTTTTATCTCGTTACTTTAAATGAATGGTTTTCATCGAAATATTGAACTGTTTCATCTGATGTTCCGCTTCCACTTACAATTTTATATTCTATTCTATAAAATCTTTCCGACTGTAATCCATTCATCCAAAAATTAAAATAATTTCCTGTAGAATCACAACTAATCAAAGAACCACTCCCATAAGGTACAAGTATATCTTCTGTATAGGCATCTTTAATCTGATAGTAGGTACTTCCACTTGGTAAAGTTTTTGCAGTTATATATCCTGTACTATATCCAGTACTTGAATATGATTTTTCAGGATAGCTTTCTCTACCAACAACTCTAAATTTTACTTTTGAATTTTCTTTATATTTTGGTTTTAATCCTCTCATATAAACAGTCATATCTTCTAAATTTACAGATGAAAGTGCTGACAAAGAACCCGTTGCCCATTTTGAATCATTCCAAACAACTTCTAATTTTGGCTGATAAATTGTATGTGTTTCTCTACTAAAAAATATAAAATGACCATACCGTGTCGCATTTCCTTCCTCAACATTTGAATTTGTATTCGCTATACTACCACTTCTTTTTAACATAAATCCTTCATTTGCAACTGTACCATGTAACCATCTCCAAGTAATATCAGTTACATCCATTCTTAAATCTTTTGATTCATGTGTAAAAGATTGTGAAGCTTCATATCCACTTCCACTATACCAAGTTCCACCAGAAGCTGTTACTGGGGCCCACCATTGGGTTTTATCAGTTGCGTTATCTTTAAACTTCCAACTACTACCATCTGTAATTGCTGGGTTTGCTTTAGCATATCCAGACCCCATATCCCATGATTGACTTACAGGATATCCGTATAAAGTTTGTGATATATTTAAATCTTTTGAATTGGCGTCATATAAATTTAAATAAAATTTTGTAGCTGAGCCTGAAGTAATTAATCCACTTGCAACAGACGATGAGATATAAGTCAAATCAAATTTGATAAGTGTCCGTGAAATATTTATAACACTGCCATCACCATTCATATCCTTTCTAACTTCAAGTATTGGGTCCATACCAGAATTCATACTTCCAGTTCCCTCATATAAAGTAGTATCTTTTGTTGCGTATTCAAAATAATGCATTAGATATCTCCCATCACCCTACCACGAATATCACTATCAGGGTATTTAATTTCAAATATTGCAGGATCAACAGGTGGATAAATCACTCCATTAAAAGTTGCACTTGCTAAATCATAAATATTATTAGAATATGTATTTCCAGATTGAGTTCCCCATTTATTAGAGAAAATAACTAAGTCATCTCTACCATCATTAGGTTTAACTATAGTTGCCACTCCTTCAACATTCAATATTTCCGCAACTACATCAGCCAAAATTATCGGTTGATTTATTTGCCACTTATCTATGTTAAAATATAATTTTACAGCTGTAACGCATTTTAATAATACTTCGTTCTTATTAAATCCCTTTTTAGTAAAAATTGCAAAATCAAGACCAATATTACATATCCAGGAGTCTTTAAGCTGAACCGCATCTGTCATCATTCTATATTGACTTAAATATGTTTTTATATTTTCTTTAACTGCAGAATTTAATCTTACTAAATGTTTTTCTTGGTTATATCCAATAGTGTACATATTTAATGCCAAGGGATTAGATTGAAATGTAGGATCGGCTTCATTTTGTCCTGTTGCCGCTACTTGTTCATCTTGTATAATATAAACTTTTGCAACATTACCATATTTAGGTGGTAACGAATATACACGAGTTATATAATCATCCTTTGTTACTGCTCTACTTTGTGCTTGAAAATATGCAAGAGCATTTACCTTAATCTCTTCAAGAGTTTCCATTCCACTTCCCCCTGAAGCTGGTTCTGGATTGGATACAATTACAGAATTTTTAGTCTTTGATTCTATTGTGGTATCTAAAGATACTGAACTATCAGTCTGTGCATCAAAGGATCCAACATTAACTATAGTATTGGATGATGTATTGTCATCACTTCCACCACCATAAGAATATTTAACCGTAAGAGTTGTTTCTACAGGAACCTGACCATAAGTTTCCGTATTTAAAAAATTAGCTGGATCAAATGATGTATCAAGAAAACTTGGTGTTCCTGGTAATGAAGAACCAACATTGGATGGATTTGGAATTATTTCTTCATCATTTCCAGAAGAAACTCCCGATCCGAATCTCATTTCAGTTTTTCCGTCTGGTCTTATATATGTTTTAAATCGTTTAGATGTCTTTACTAATTTTAATAAAAAGGGTGCAAAATTTCTACCCTCTACCAAATCTGGTGAATTTAAAGATGTATTTTCCGAATCTGCATATACCGTATCTTGTGCTAAAAATGGAACTTCATACCATTTATTTCCATCACTATCTGTTACCGAAATTATTTCTAATACAGGACTATTTCCAAGTGACACTCTTTTATATTTTTCTGCCACTCCAAAGGTTATTTGTTCCGTAATAACATTACCACTAACTGCCTTTACTTGCTTTTTCAATAACCATTTTGTAATATTACTGTCATTATCTACTTCAAAAATATCTTGAGATCGTGGACTAAATGAACCAGAATCTCTAAATGTTATATCATCGGTTGTTCTAAAAGTTGTTCCATTAGTTGATATTGCTTGCATTCCTGCAGGAATTGTAAGACAATAATCTTCATTTGGTTGTCTTTTACCTTCTGATATATTATTGGGATCGGATGGGACTGTTTGGAACACATCAAGTATTACAGATGCAGCTGAAGCCTGTCTTGGTCTGTATCCATATCCTTGTGATATTTCATATATGGTTTTCTTTTCTTCTGCAAAAGATAACATACTTTCTTTAAATTGTTCATCAATATAATATGATAAAACATCACCTACATATGATGCCATTTCAATGAACATCATACCTGGATCTGATTCATTAAAATCGTTATATGTATTTGGAAAGTATGTCTTTGCAAACTCCATTAAACTATTTCTAAAAGAAGCAAAATCCTTATTTAAATATTTTACTTCTTTACTTACTGCGGTAGTAGCCATTAATCTTCTCCAATAATTTTAAAATGTTGAAAAATTATCCACCAGATTGTACTGCTGATTCAAATTGTTCAAAATCAATAGAAACTTGTTCCGTCGCATCGGGTTGAAACGATAACCCAAATTGTATAGATACATTAATTTGATTTGGATTTCCTTCTGGATGTCCAACATTAATTTTTTTAATAGTTATATATGGCAACCATGTATCAATGGAAGTTTTAATCTCATCCTTTACCCTATCGTCTAACTCATCTGTCATAGGTTCAAAAAGTAAATGATGAAGTGTTGAACCATATAGTGGTTGGCCTAATCTTTCACCTGGAATTGTCCGTAATAAATTCATAATATTCCACTTGGCCTGCTCAATAGTAGTTTTAGTTTGTTTAAAATATCCAGTATCAGAATACCCCATAGGAAGTTTCAATCCAATAAATACATCTGGATTTAAATCTTTTTCTCTTGCTCCCATTTTATTCTCCTCTAATTTCCTAATGCCTGCCAATAAAAAGAATGGCTACCATCAATGGATGCGTTTCTATTAATCTGAAAGTTAGTAGTTGAAATACTTGTGACGGGAAGTACATCTACTACATCTCCATTTCTCCTTTGAGTGACAACATTAAAACACGCGTTTGGAAATACCAATGGAAACTCAAAACTTTGTATATCATCTGAGTTCGAAGTTGCAGTTCCCCATTGTAATATAATACCATTTGGTAAATATGTGTATCCATTAACATCCGCTACACTTTCCTTTATAGACACATTTCCTTCAAATTTTGAATCTCCTTCAAAAGTTGTATCTCCCAGTACTTCTAAATCATCTTGTACTGATACTTGACCTCGTAATACAGTTTCATCGTGAACTTCCAAATTTCCTTCAACTGTCGAATTGCCCTCAACTACAGAATTATCCGTAATTTGTAAATCTTGTTCTCCAATTATATCACCCTTAACTCTTAAATCTGCAGATGTTTTCGCTGGTCTTGGTAATCCTGGTATTGGTGGAATGGGTATCGGTGCTATTAATACACCACCACCTAATATTGTTAGTCCCATTACATTTAATCCAAGTCCAACATTATGAAATCCAAATGTATTAGAAGTTTTTCTGGTTATAAGATTTCCTTTTACATCAGTAGTTTTACCAACCGTTAATTTTTTATCAACACGTAAAGTTTCTTTAATTCGTTGATTTTTATTAACTTGAACATTACCTTTAATAATTTCATTTTTATTAACAATTAAATTTCCACCAATTTCACCATTTTTTTCAATTTTTAAATTTTGACCTAAAGTTAAATCTTTAGTTCCCTGTATGTTTCCGTCTACTATTAAATTGGTGGGTGTCCTTGTTCCCGCGGATTTCAAATTTACTGATCCACGAAATGTGGATGACTTTCCATTTACAGTTAATCCACCACCAATTGTATGATTTCCAATCACACTTGAATTTTTCTTTACAATATTATTACCACCTATAATAATATTATTTCCAACACCTACACTACCTTTGACTTCAAAATCCTTATCCATAGAAAGTTTATTAAATTTAAAAATAATATTTAAACTATCAAAAACTTTTTTAAGAATCTTTAATTTCTTTCCTTTGTCTTTATTTGCTCCACCAAAACTTTTATGTTTTCGTAACATTCTCATTAAAAGAGTTAGTTTAGCTGCTGGTGGTTCAACTTGAGTTAGATTCAACTGACCTTTATCATTTAATGTCAAATTTCCTGGCATTGAATCGGGTTCTAAAAAAGATTTATTACTAAAGATTCTTATGGGATCCATTCCAGTTAAATAAGAATGAATCGCATCTGCATGTTGTTGTGCTGCCTCTGCATTCTTTTTTCTTGATTGTTGTTTATCTTCTGCCGATAAATCTTTTATAATTTTATCATTTTCAATCTTTTCAAGTTTATACTTTAAAAAATTCTTATCTAATGCCATTTCTCACCTCTTATGGACGAAAATTTGTCCCATTCTTTTTCTTGTCAATTGCTTTCATAACTGCCGAATAATCTCTTGTTAATGCATCTGTTACATGGTCTGGAACTTGGTCAACTGAAACTCCTGCTTTCTTAAT